CTTTTTCAATAAATCTAGCCGCTTCAGGCCCGAAAACTTTTTGGAGAACAGCACCCCTCTTCGATACGTCAATCTTTGCAAACTTTTCTAGTTGCTCTGTCAGAGCGCCAACCGGATCAGCCATAAGCTCCTTGATAAGCTTTGGGCTTCTCTTGAACTTGTTGAACATCATGTTTAGTCCAGATGCAGCAAGTTCACTAGTTGTCTCTACTTGGTTCGCGAATGCAGCAAGACCAGAAACAACCTCTGGCGGAAACCGCATTGTCCCCATGGTGCCGCTTGTTCTCTCAATGATGTTGATCATGTCTGGGCCGTTGGCGGCAAAGCTATCCGCCAAGAAGTTAACCTGATCCATCAAGTCGCTGATGGCTGTTTGACTTAATCCAAGCTTTGCCCTAATAGAACCTAGCGCCCTACCCGCCTCGGAGTCAGCCATGTCGAAAGCTACAGCAGTACGCGCACCAAGCTTAACAAAATCATCAAGCTCCTCAAGAGGTATGCCCATCTTCAGACCCTCAAAGGCTTGCTGCAATAGACCTACTTTGTCTTTGCCAAGCTCTTCTGATAGAGCCTCCATAGACGATTCCATTGCATTGAGCTGAGAATCAGTTAGATCACCTACGCGCACAAGGTCTGCAAGAGCATCTTCGACCGCAACCGACTGCTTAACGAACTTAGTAAGCGCAGCGCCCACAGCAGCGCCACCAACAGCACCGGCAAGATTCTGCATTTTATCGCCGGTTCTCTGTAGCCTCTCACCCATGGAAATAACCCCACGAGTGGCTTTTTTTACCTTGCGTTCAAATGCGTTAAGAGGCCCGGAAAACCTGTCAACTACCTGATAAATATACTCAATTGAGTTGCTCATTATTTCTTTTTCATCCGGGCTTCTTGATCACGTATTATTTTTGTCTGCCTATCTCTTATTACTTCAATTTGATAGACAGACATATAGTCAACTTCAGAGTAACTTAAAGCGCCTTCCGCTCTGTAGACTGTGTCATAGACGTATTCGATCCACTTTCGTCTAGAAAATCCAATCCGATAGTAAAATTTGCACAATAGGCTACTGCCATACCCACCATGTCTTTCGGGTTTAGTTCCTCAAACATCTCAGATGTCATTGGAACCTCACCTTCCACCAAGGCAAGAGGTGCATTCTTAAATGTCACCATTTTCTTGAAGTTATGAACGAAAGCAGAACGATCAACCGATGAAACCTTTAAGGCAACATCAATCATATCTTTCATATCTTCCGATTCAAGCTTGTGATCATCCTCTGTTCGATCAGTGAACTTTTTAACCTCTTCGCCGGTTTCTTCTTTTTGTTTTCTTTCTTCACTGACCTTGCGCATGTCGAAGAACGCCTTGGTAATGGCGCACTCAAGCTTATCCGCATACTCAAAATGTTTGCCGTTAAACTCAGAAAGCTCAACAAACTCAACTTCCCGAAAATCACCTTTTACCGGCATTTTAACGGGACGTTTAAGCGTATAGATCATTTTACCATCAATATGTGACATAGTGGTTTCCTGCCTTTATGTCTGATTAGCCGATTTGAATCGGATTGCCTTTGAACTCAAGCGGAATATCACCGTCTGAAGTAAGGCTCATTTCTGGATCGTTCGAGAGGGACGCGGTAGACATGTTCATTTGAATTCCGCTATCCACATACTGGATTACCAATTCGCCCGGAGTAGATTTCCATGCGGCGATTTTTCCAGCAGAATCCGACGTGTTAGGCAGGGAAAAGTTAATTGCCCCCACCTTTGTCTCAGCATTTACAGAGTGAACCGTTTCAATGCTGTCGCCGCCGCCAGATGTTGACCGAACGTTAGTTTCACCAAAACCACCAGTTACCATAAGGGTGTTGGGGATGATGTAAACAGTTTCGCCATTAACTCGGACGGAGCCGTTAGATAGTGCTTTTGACATACCCAATCACCTTACAGAGTAATAGTTGTTGAGCTTGACCTGATATCAAAATCAAGCGCCAAGTTGTAGTTAACGTCACGAATCTGAGTGACAATCGGAAGCGGCCCGTTAATCGCAACAGAGCCGGTTGCAAGCGTTACATCAATCGTTGTGTTGTCGCTGAAATACTTTACAGCAGCCTGACCAGCCTGAACTAGAACGTTTGCCGCAAGAACTTGGTAGATATCCAGAAGATCGGCACGAATTGAGTTTTCGTTTTCAATCGACCGACCCGGAACCAGATCACCTTGAGTCAAGCGTGATTGCGAGTAGTTAGACTTCAAAACGTTAAAGAAAATCTCACGGCAAACCGAACCGGTGCGAACATAGTTCAGATACAAGAAGCTATCGTTTGCATTGCCAGCCGCATCAGTGGTGCGGGTAGTAACAACCGGACCCATGATCATCGTATTCAGAGCGCGGTTAACACCAAACGTTGTAAAACCAGCGTTCTCAAGCTCAACCTGTTCAGTCGCGGTGTACAGGTTCGTTGGTGACGTTACCGGAGCATTCGCAAGCGGGGTATTAAAGTACGGCAGGGAAGCCAAAGCTGGTCCACCAGTCGCATCATTCGGTGCATTTGATGCCGTGATACGATCCGCAATCTGCGATCCAGTCGAAAGCCGCTTGTCATCAACCGACATAAAGTAGGTCAAAATCCAGTCAGCAGGCTGTAGTATTGCGGGGCCTTTATGCGTTGCGGTGTCAAGCTTGTTGTTGCCGCCTACAACCAATGACTGGTCGTTAAGCGATGCAACCTTGGACTTGGCATTTGCTACCGTTGCGCTGAATCCGTGGAAAACAACGCCATCCATAATCTGATTGGAAGCGTTGAACCGTGCGCTGAAATAGTCAGTAGCGGTGTCAAGGTCAGAAGTCCAACCTTCAGGCCAGCTTACAGAGGTGTAGCGGATGCCTTCGATGACGTCAAACACACCGGTAAATGATGGATCAGTAGAACCACCGGCCCAACCTGTCAGCGTGGCAGTTACACCAGCAACAGAATTATCTACGTTCTCGTATTTCAGGCCGTAGGTGTTGCCTAGTGATCCGACATCATCAGCCGTTAGTGTTAGCGTTCCGGTAGCATTTGACGCAGTGAAAGGCACGTAATCAAGCGCATCGAATGCAGCATCAACAGCAGCCGCGATTTCCGTTGCCGTGTCGCCAGTCGTTACAGATACATCAACTTGGAACTGAGTCTGATCAACTGCGGTGATACGCAAAGTGCCATCAGAAGTCGCAGTGCCAGAAAATGCAATTTCAGCGGTTGCCGCTACGCCTGAACCATTCGGATCAAGTGAAATGACATCAAGCTTCGGAATAACAACAGAATTGTCTTTGTTAACACCAAGGAACCAGTTATTGATTCGATGATACGCCTCATCCTCACCAAAAGCGGCGCGGACTTGGGCGCGTGTCATAAGGTGAACATCGGTAACGAGCGCACCAGATGTAGCAGAGCCACCCGTGCCCGTCTGGCATACGATAAGGCTCTTACGATCCTCAAACGCATCTACCAGAGGTGCCTGGAGTAGCTGAATATTTCCGCGGGGATTACTTGAGGGTGAACCCATTACGAATCAGCCTTCTTTTTAGTAGTTACAGACTTAACAACTTCAACAGCGCCATCCATACCGGCATCCCGCAGGCGGTTGCGCCAATAGCGATCTAGCGGAACACCGTCTTTGTCCGCCTTTACCATGATTGTTGATCCGGGCTTTACACCGTTCAAAATCACGTCACTCTTGTTGACAAGAGTAATTGTGTTTTGCTTCATTGATTTGTTCTCATATGCGGAGATCATTGCGCAATGTTCTCTTTTCGTTTCAATCCACAGCATTATGAAGCACAAAAGAAGAACATTCAATAATTTGTTTGATTGTGTGATTTTTCTGTTGACAGGTTACGTTTATTGCCGTATGTTTATGTCGGATAGAAAGTCGTGATAAACGTTCGTTTAAAGTTGGCATGGCAACTATACTGGTGATGTGTGTGACGCTGAGTTTTTCACGATAATTTCATACAGCTAATTACCAGACCAGAGATAGGCCCTCTTCGGAGGGTCTTTTCTTTTGGATGTAAATGTAATGTTATAACATAACACTTTTTGATTCAGATACTATTAACCGCCTTTTCTCCCTGCAATCTTAAAGAAATTACCGTTCTTTTTTGCAGTCTCAGACCACGAGAAGCCATAAGGCCGGATACTTCGTTTCCCTTTTGCGCCAGTGTGACGCATCGCAAGGCTTACCTTCCTCACGAACTCCCATGTCCCTTAAGCGGATCGGACAAATCCTAGATAGATTATTCCCCGTGGTCAGTGGGGTGGAACTCTACCTAGAAAGCAAAATCCCCCGGTGGTGCCGGTTTGCAGGTTCCCGTTGCTGGCAAGCAGAGCGGAATTTAATTGTCATCTTGTTTAGCATCGCGACGACCAAACGATATGGGAAAGTTTTTATAGATAAAATGACGATACAAGTTGAAATTATAGATAATTCTGGTATCTTCATTTTTACAGACGCGGAAACAACCGTTCCAAAAACCGTGTCTGTCTGGCGGCACGATGTTGATAGCATCTGTCGCCGCTTTCTTTTTATAGGGTGTTTCTATCTGAAAATCAACCACGAAAAAAGGCAGCGCTTCGAACACTGCCTTTTACTTTTAGGGTCGGTAATGATTCCAATCTAAATCAAAACGACCATCAATCTCCAATGACTTATATAAAGTACTTAATTTCCAACAAAGAATCAACAAAAAAAAAGCCCCGCTATTGCGAGGCTAAACGTCTTGCTATTGTTTCAAATGGCTCTGGATCGTGACCAGTTACCTTATACCACGTTTCGCTTGTCCAGTTATAGTTAGGCATTACAGACTTTACTACTCCGTAGAATGTTCCTTGTGCAAGCTTAACTGATACCTTATCTCCAACTTTAAATGATCGCATGGATTGGGTGGTTGTCATCATACATATCCAGATTAACTGTCACTTCGTACATATCGAACTGAGCCATTTCATCGGCACGTTTTTTAATGATTTTTTCAAGGTGCGGCGGCAAAGTAGGTTCTTTAACGATAAAACCTTTTTTCTCAAGTTTCTTTTTATTTTTAAGGCTAACGATAATTGCTTTGGTGTTCATCTGTCTATCTCCTCTGTGTTGATAAGTATGTTATACGACGTATGGCGAAACATGTCAACAAGAAAATGCATAAAAAAGACCGCCCATTTAGAGCGGCCTTCTTGCATTAGGCTTTCAGCTTTTCTTGAAGGATATCTAAGAGGCACAAAAGATCGTCAGCGGCTGTTTCGGCCTCCATCATATCCTCTAGTGCATCAAAAGACTTGTCGCTTTTTTGTTCAGCGTGAAGCGTTCTCAATTGATTTACAGCCTCCGCAATAGAATATGTCAGAGACTCGGTTTCATCAATTACTCGCTGGGTTATTTCAATCTGTTTCATCACACACAACCTCAAAAATGTTTGGCGTGATAAGAGTCAATAGTCTTTCCTGATTCGCTCATCACGAAAACAGAAAACGCCTCATATTCAAGAAATTCTCCCATATCTTCGTGCAGCACGAGGTTGATTTCACACAGTCCACCAGATGGAGTCTCAAAAGAAATTGTTCCATTTGGTGTTTTTAGAACGCTGCGTGCTTCCTGAACAAGCTCAAGATTTCCGCAGTGTTTCGTCTTTAGGTACATCATGTCTTTCTACTTTCTTTCTGTCTAAGTTGGAGCCACAGGCAGGAATAGAACCTACAAAACCTCACTACAAAAGAGGAGTGATACCATTTCACCACAGTGGCATTGGTCTAGGTGGCAGGACTTGAACCTGCGGCCTCTGGTTTCCAAAACCAGAGCTCTACCAACTGAGCTACACCTAGTTTGGTGGCAGGGGAGGGATTCGAACCCCCGACCTTCAGGTTATGAGCCTGACGAGCTACCACTGCTCCACCCTGACATAAATTAAATGGTGGGGCGCAACCAAATAGTCACCCCCACCCAAAAGCCGAATACAAAACAGGGTTGGAAACCTGAAATGTTTTGGTTGTTGTACCTATCATCGCAATGAAAGGCGAACTTCCCCGGCACTATTTCGTCAATTCTTCCAGATCACCACGAAAGTCAATATATGGGATGATTGATTGCGGCTTGAAGGTTACACGGTAATGGTACTCGCTAACACTTGCAGAATCAACCTGCTCAGCAAATTATGTTACGTTGTCAGAAAGGCCAAGAAAGTTCTTCTTGTACTGACCGGGCCCAGTCTTGCAAGTCACGGTCAACTGACCTGATTTGTCGTAATTTCCAAGAGAGCACTTGCCCTCCATTACAAGCATATACTCGCTTGTGATCCCATTGTAGAACACAATGCGACGATCAATCTCAAAGTTGTCAGCAGCTTTTGACAGGTTACTTGATGCAATGTCAGCGTCATTACACGCGGAAAGGCCAATAGCCACCAATGGAACAGCAAGAAATTTAAGTTTATTCATCTCATTCTCCTTTATTTCGATCACCCCAACACCAAGCAGAATCTAGAATACTTGATGTCACCATGTTGATTCATGTGTTGCCCACTTATCAGGGGTGTATTTGAAGTGAGGCGTTCGGCCTTCCAAGGAGCGTCCTCTGTATTTTTACATACTCGACCACTATCCGAACCTGCTTTTTCGAGTGTTTCCACAGCCTCACAAAAGACAAGACCCCAAGGGCATGGCGTAGAGCAATCCGGTGCAACTCATACGGCAGGCTAATCCTTCGCCTGATCTTGTCATTTCTAAGGGCGGGTGATGTGGCGTGACCTTTGCCTATCTGGCTGGTTATTTCCTCACGCTGGACCGGGAATAAACATCTACCCTGCTTGCCAGCACATCAACCCACTACTTAACCCCCATGCACCACAATCGGGAGGCATCGGCTGGAACTGTGGAGCTTAATTCTGGCTATGGGATTAACCAGTCAACACCAGCCTGAAACTTAATTCCGCTACGTTACATCACGGCTACCACGCATTTCCTTTTATATAGCGGGAACTATGTGCTCCGTGGCCTCCCCCGCTAGATGTTGGATGGTCGCTAACTCCACCTACCTTCGCATTGCCTGACTTTCGCCGCATCGGTTTCCCTCTTAAGGGTCTGGAAGGCCATTCACCGTCTACATGAGCTTACATGCTTCAACATCTAAACCAACTTTTACGCCATCAAACGTTATGCGTCAAGAAGTTTTTTGCGTTACTTATAGGTAAAGTTTTGTAGGTAATTCGTGTTTTCTATCAATAATTTACTTGCAGGTAAACTATGGCAGAGGTTCATCGTCTAGGTCGATTGACGAATCAAGTTCTGACATATCATCGCCGTTCAGGTCCCAATTGGCCACTACATTACGGAAAGCCACATCAGGCTGCAGTTGCCACCCGTTGCCCTCAAAGGTAATAACTGAAGGTAGCGCAAAGTCGTATAC